TCTGGATATCATCACAGAAAAATTGCAAAAAAATTTGAGGACATACGGGACGGCAAGATTAAACGTTTGATCGTGAATATGCCACCGCGACACACGAAGTCAGAGTTTGCGTCCTTCTTGTTTCCCTCGTGGCTCGTGGGCAATAATCCAAAGCTCAAGATAATTCAAACGACACACAATACAGAACTTGCCGTGAGGTTTGGTCGTAAGATGAAAAATCTAATCGACAGTCAGATTTATCAGCAAGTCTTTGATAAAGTGTCAATATCCGCGGACAGTAAAGCGGCGGGGCGTTGGGAGACTAATCATGGCGGAGAATATTTTGCAGCGGGCGTTGGTTCCAGTATCACGGGCCGTGGTGCAGACTTATTGATTATTGACGATCCGCACTCGGAACAAGATGCATTGTCCACCACAGCATTTGATAACGCGTATGAATGGTACACCTCTGGTCCTCGTCAGCGTTTACAACCTGGCGGTGCAATCGTTATTGTCATGACACGTTGGGGTGTAAAAGATTTAACAGGCAGACTAATAGATGCGCAAGCAAAAGAACCTAAGGCAGATCAGTGGGAGCTCATAGAGTTTCCTGCCATCTTACCAAGTAACAAACCTATCTGGCCAGAATACTGGGACCTTGAAACACTGCAGACTACCAAAGCTTCTTTAACAGAACAGAAGTGGCAAGCACAGTGGCAACAGAAACCCACATCAGAAGAAGGCAGTATTATTAAACGAGATTGGTGGCAAGTATGGGGCGAGAAAGAAGTGCCAGATCTTATTCATGTGATACAAAGTTATGATACTGCTTTTAGTAAAAAAGAAACGGCTGACTATTCTGCGATTACAACTTGGGGCGTGTTTAGTCATCCAAGAAAAAACCATCCGCAGATTATTTTGCTAGATGCAGAAAAAGGCAGATGGGAGTTTACAGAATTAAAAAAACGTGCTATGGATAAATATAAATACTGGGAGCCCGAAACGGTGATCGTGGAAGCAAAAGCTTCTGGACTTCCTTTGACGGATGAGTTAAGATCTGCAGGTATACCTGTCGTGAATTATACTCCGAGCAGAGGACAAGATAAACACGTAAGGGTAAACTCGGTGGCTCCGTTGTTTGAAGCTGGACAAGTTTGGGTGCCAGACGAACGATGGACCGAGGACGTTATAGAGGAGTGTGCGGCTTTTCCTTTTGGCGACCATGACGACTACGTAGATTCTACTACGCAAGCTCTCATGAGATACCGTCAAGGCAATTTCATACAACTTCCCGATGACTACTACGATGAACCACGGCGCGTGGAACACAGGGAGTATTACTAATGAATAATTTAAATGAGGCATTAACCAAATTAAAATCAAAAAAGAAAGATAAAAAAATTAAAGGTTTTAAAGAAGGTGGAGAAGTCGTGAAAGAAAAGATAGTAGCGATGGATGCATCACCTAACAGCGGATTAATTACAGTAAAAGGTTTTGGCGCAGGCCGAAGAACCTAAATGAGTTTTAACAGTTTTCAGTCAGCCTTATCGCACACCCCTGACTGGGATAGCCGTATGGCGGTGCAAGCCGCCATTACGGTGTAGGAATAATTATGTCAAAAGAATTTAATCCAAGAATAGGAACTTCAATCGTAAGCGTAGGAGAAGTCTTTGATGCTATTAAAGATCCAAGTTATATTAGAGACACCACGAGAATAGAAAATTTAAGAAAAGGCTCTAATGTAACAAGAAGCATGGGCTATCAAAATCTTTTTGAAACATTTGAAAAAAAAGGAATTAATAAAGCCACTATAAATAATTTTAAAAAAATTCCAGAAATAACTGATTACTTAGATAAAGACGGTAAACTTAATGACACTAAACTTAATAAATATAATAAAGATTTAAAAAAATTTAGGTTAGAGGCATTTAAAGGATTAAGTCCTAAAGATATTAGAACTATCGAAAGCTCTGGTTTTCTCTCTCAGTTTGCAAAAGATCAACGACTTAAAATAATAAATTCAGGCGGAAAGTTTAATCAAAAAAATTTAAATAAAGTTTTAGATCAAATGTTTGATTTTACATTTAAAGATTTAGACACAGCAGTAGGCGTTAAGAACCCAAAGATTCAAGACACAAAAATAACTAAGGCTATGGACAAAGTTGATGCTAATGAAAAAATAAAACCAGCTCAAAAATTAAATATTAAATTTGGTTTATCACAAGTTGATAAACTAGTTAAAATGGGTAATACTCCTGCAGCTAGGAAATTACTGACTGCTATTTTAACTCTTGCACCAAAAGGGTTATTTGGCATGGATTTATTAATACCTACAACAATGGGTAGTGGTGAACTTCCAGAAGAAGGCACACCAGAATATGAACAACTCATGAAAGACATGGGTAAAAACCAAGGAGGCATGATGGACATAAACTTCATGACAAGACCACTAGGCTACAAAGAGGGAACTCGTGACGGAGAACTAGTTGGTGATCAAGAAAAAACACAAGTTGGAGCAATAGATACTTTAAGAAGCCTTGCAGCTTCAGAGGTATACAACTCAATGATGAACAGAGAGGGCGTTGACGCCACTAAAATTGCTGGTGCTTTTTTAAGAAATCAAGGCATACCAACAAACGATCAATCAATGGGTGCTATTATTAATCTTTTAAACACTGAAATTATTCCACAGGAACAATTAAAATTAATGAAAGAAGGTCAGTCTGATCTAGGAAAAGGAATGGATGCAGCCTCTAGAGGAATAGAGGGTTTATTAGATATGTTAGGCATTTCTGACTCTAGAAAGTTTAGAGACATGGACAGAAACATCTTGAAAGAATTAAAAGATTTAAGAACCAATTAATAACATGGCAATAGAAAAGAATAATCCAGACGATCAGATTGATATTAAAATTGAACCTGATTCAGCACAAGAAATACAACAACCTTTAATGGAAGGTGATGCGATGATCTTGGGCGACGGTTCAGCAATTGTGAATCCTGCAGAAGATACCTCGGAACAAGGAGCATTCAACGCAAACCTTGCAGAGTTAATACCTGATGATGAACTAGAAGCTTTGTCTTCTGGTTTAATGAGTGATTACGAATACGATAAAGATGCAAGATCTGATTGGTTAAAATCTTACACAGATGGATTAGACTTACTAGGATTTAAATACGAAGATAGATCAAAACCTTTTGCTGGCGCAAGTGGAGTCACACATCCTTTATTAGCAGAAACAGTGACACAGTTCCAAGCACAAGCTTACAAAGAATTACTTCCTGCCGAAGGTCCTGTTCGAACACAAATTGTGGGTGAAATAAATCCACAAGTAGAAGAGCAAGCTCAACGTGTTAAAGAATTTATGAATTATCAAATAGCTTATGAAATGGAAGAGTATGACCAAGAGCTAGATCAGATGTTATTTCATTTACCATTAGCAGGTAGTTCATTTAAAAAAGTTTATTATGATGCAGTCAAAGGAAGAGCAGTCTCTAAATTTGTTCCTGCAGAAGATGTAATCATTCCATACAATACAACTGACATGGAATCTTGTGAAAGAATAACTCACGTCGTCAAGATGATGGGTAATGAATTACGCAAGAAACAAGTGGGCGGTATGTATCGTGATATAGATATTTCTGAAAGTCCCGTTGATAAAAATGATGCAGCTCAAAAGTATGATGAGTTAGACGGAGTAACAGAAACATACAATGCAGAAGATATTGTGTTGTTAGAATTTCATTGCGATTTAGACATACCAGGTTTCGAAGATAAGAACGCGACAACAGGTGAACCAACTGGTATTAAATTACCTTATGTGGTTACTGTTGACGAAGGTTCTGGAAAAGTCTTATCTATCTATCGCAACTATGCAGAAGGAGACGTTCTACGAAAAAAGATTCAATACTTTGTTCATTACAAGTTTTTGCCTGGCCTTGGCTTTTATGGCTTTGGTCTTATACACATGCTTGGTGGACTATCAAGAACAGCTACATCTGCTCTAAGACAACTTATTGATGCAGGCACATTATCAAACTTACCTGCAGGATTTAAGGCAAGAGGACTAAGAGTCAGAGATGATGATGAACCTTTACAACCAGGTGAGTTTAGAGACGTAGACGCACCGGGAGGCGCGATTCGCGAATCCTTAATGTTGATCCCTTACAAAGAACCTAGTCAAACTCTTTTTGCTTTACTAGGATTTGTTGTAGACGCAGGTCGAAGATTTGCATCTATCGCAGATAATAAAATGGGTGAAGGATCTCAAGCTAATCCTGTTGGCACAACAATGGCTATTATGGAACGCGGCACGAAAGTGATGAACGCTATACATAAAAGATTACATTACGCACAAAAAGTTGAATTTAAATTATT